CTTTGTAAATTCATATGATGATGCAGATGGACAACTCGAAGATCCGCGGATTGGATTTCTAGTTAAGTAGGGACATGCTGCCCCCTGCAAAGGCTGATGCCTTATTATACCCAGATAATAAATTTTGGCAACAGGAAAAATACTGTTGCTCTTATATTTTTTATGTATTATACTATATGAAGTGAAGAGAGGAATATTATGGCTAGAACTAGACGCGCAAGTATTCATTATGTTAATAACAAAGAGTTTTCCCAAGCGGTTGTGGATTATTGCACTGCAGCTGCTGAGGCAAAGGCCTCAGATAAAATTCGTCCTATTATACCAGACTACATTGCGCAATGCTTCCTGAAGATTGCGGAGGGACTATCCCATAAGTCAAACTTTATTCGATATACGTATCGTGAAGAAATGGTTATGGATGCTGTAGAGAATTGTCTCAAAGCAATCGAGAATTACAATATTGAAGCGGCTACAAGAACAGGCCTGCCTAACGCATTTGCTTATTTCACACAGATCTCGTGGTATGCTTTTCTGCGTAGGATTGCTAAAGAAAAGAGGCAACAAGACGTCAAACTCAAGTATCTTTCTCAGAGTGGTTTAGAAGAGTACATTGCGACTGGTCTTGACGATCAGACAGCCATAAACGCTATGCAAGCATTTGTTGATACGCTGAAGGATCGTATTGACAAAGTAAAAGAAAAAGATGATGAGTTCAAACAATATGTGTCGCTAGATAAGAAGCGCAAGAAGAGAACTCTCTTAGTCGATTCTGATCTTGGAAGTTTTTTGGAGGATAACGAATGAAAGTACTTGTGACCGGTTCAGATGGAATGGTAGGTTCCAATCTAGTAAAAAAACTAGAGGATAATAATCATACAGTAATTAAGTTTGGTGATGATAAAGATATCTGCAATTGGGATGATTGGTGTTCTATTAAAGATGAAGATATTGATGTGATTGTCCACCTTGCTGCTCTAGCGGGTGTCCGGCCATCATTTGATGATCCTGAGAGATACTATAACGTAAACGTAGATGGAACTCGTAACATGCTTGAGTTCTCTGAGACGCTAAGTGACGTTCGTATTTTGTATGCTTCATCATCTAATGCCTATGAGTGGTGGGGTAACCCCTATGCTGCTACTAAAAAGATGAATGAAATTCAAGCAGAAGATTATAATGCAATCGGTATGCGTTTCCATACGATCTATCCAGGTCGTGATGATATGCTATTCCGTAAATTAGAAAAGGGTGAAGTAACATACATCAACCGCGGTCACTATCGTGACTTTATTCACGTTGAAGATGTTACTGATGCTATTTGTATTTTGATGGCGCAATTTGATGTTGCCTGGATGATGCAAAGGGTGTATGATATTGGGGTAGGGCACGCAACACCTGTAGAAGAAGTTGCGCGGTTGGCTGGATTTAATGGTGAATATAGAGATGAAAATCCTGCTGGTGAACGTGCTCACACTAAGGCCGACATTGAAGCTCTACTTAAATTAGGTTTTACACCCATACGGAATATTCTAAATGAGATTGATATCCTAAATGAAATTGGCAATTCTAAATGACACTCATTGTGGTATTCGCAATAGCTCTGACGTATTTCTCGATAATGCAGAGAAATTTTATACTGATGTATTCTTTCCTTATCTTCTGGAACATGGTATTAAGCATATCGTCCATCTTGGTGATTACTATGATAACAGGAAGTTTATTAACTTCCGCGCTCTTAACCGCAACCGCGCAGCATTTCTTAAACCGCTGAGGCAACATGGTATTACCATGGATATCATTCGTGGTAATCATGACACATACTATAAGAACACTGGTGAGTTGAACTCACTAAAGGAGTTGCTAGGTCATTATATGAACGAAGTAACTCTTATCCATAAACCAACTGTTATGGAATATGGTTCTTTGAAGATGGGTCTAGTGCCGTGGATTGACGATAGCAATGAAAAGGAATCTATGGATTTCCTATCTAATGCTAGGTGTGACTGGATTGGTGGTCATTTTGATATCCAGGGATACGAGATGATGAAGGGTATTAAGTGTGAACATGGCTTAGACCGCTCTGTCTTCAATCGATTTGAGACTGTGCTATCTGGTCATTTCCACACAAAGTCTACACAAGACAACATAACATATTTGGGCTCTCAGATGGAGTTCTTTTGGAATGATGCACATGACCCTAAATTCTTTCATGTCTTGGATACAGAAACTCGTCAACTAGAAGCAATCAGAAATCCTCATACTTTGTTTCATCGTATCTATTATGATGATAGTAAGTGTGATTATCTTCATTATAATATTGATGAAGTAGAAGGCAAGTTTGTTAAAGTAGTTGTTATCAATAAAGCAGATTCGTTTACATTCGATCGGTTTATTGAGCGGATCAACAATCGTGAGATTCTCGAGTTGAAGATTGCAGAAAACTTTAACGAATTTATTGGATCTGCTGTTGACGATGAAGAAGTTTCAGTGGATGATACTCCTACATTGCTAAACAGTTACATCGATGCTGTAGATACCGATCTCGATAAGGATCGTATTAAGGTTGAGATGTCTAGCCTTATGACTGAAGCCCAGGCTCTAGAGATTGTATGAAGATCATCCACATTAACCGGAACATTATTCAGCAGAATAATAAGCATGGCCGAGAAGAGCCTGTTGTTAGAGTTGAAGAAAATGGTAAAGTTGTGTATTGTATGGAGGTAGACATCAAAGGTCCATCTCGTATGATATACAGCCCAGATAAGCCTAGGCCTTGTGGTGCCAAATTGTGGATTGAAACAGAATCAGAAGTTGAACTGATAGGTAAAAAATGATAACCTTCAATACTCTAAAGTGGCGTAACTTTTTAAGCGCTGGTAATAACTGGTGTCAGTTAGATTTTCAATCTGCAAAAACAACCCTTGTTGTTGGTCAAAACGGTGCTGGTAAGTCTACCATGCTCGACGCTCTCTCTTTTGCGTTGTTCGGTAAAGCCCATCGTAACATATCCAAGGCGCAGCTTGTTAATAGTATTAACGGCAAGGGTTGTGAAGTTGAGGTTACGTTTAATGTGTTAGGATCCGACTTCAGGATTGTACGTGGAATTAAACCAAACAAGTTTGAAATCTGGCGTGGTGAGACTATGTTGAACCAAGACTCTCACGCCAAAGAGTACCAGAAGGTCCTTGAGCAAAACATCCTGAAGCTAAACCATAAGAGCTTCCATCAGATTGTTGTGTTAGGTTCCTCCTCCTTTGTTCCCTTTATGCAGCTAAGCTCTGGTAATAGACGGGATGTTATCGAGGACCTTCTGGATATTAATGTCTTCTCAAAGATGAATGGAATCTTGAAAGAGAAGCAATCGTTGTTGAAGGATAGTATTAAAAATGTTATACATCAGCATGACGTCACTACAACTAAAGTGGACGCTCAGAAAAAATACATTAAAGACGTCAAAGCAATCAATGAAGAGCAAAGGGAAGAGAAGCTCAAACTCATCTCAGATTTCCGATATGAAATCGAGACTCTACAGGGATCGAACAAAGAGCTTAGTGATTCCATTCAATCTCAACTACCTAATTCAGATGCAGAAAGAAAACAACACGAAGCTAAGATCAAAGACATTGAAGCGTACAAAACGAAGTTCAACATTGAAGTCAAGAAGATCGTTAAAGACGTCCAATTCTTTGAGAAGAACGATATCTGTCCAACCTGTGATCAGACCATCACGGAGGACACAAAAGAGGCCCACGTGTTGGAAGGTAAAGCACGAGCGAAGGAACTCCAGGCGGGAATTACTAAAGCTGATGAAGGACTACGTACCGCTCAAGATGCACTTTTAGCAGCAAACGCTATCATAGAAAATTGTAGAGAGTATCAAAGCACTCTCGCTGCTAACAATCAGTCTATATCTCAATTTCAATCATCTATTGATCGTACTCAGGGAGAGATTGATAAGTTAAACAATAATGTTGATATAGATGCTGCAATCAAAGATCTTGACGATCTTACATCAGCCGTAAACACTTTAGTTGAAGAACGACTTGTACTTAACGAGCAGTTCAACTATAATATGGTGATGAGCCAGATGCTAAAAGACACAGGAATTAAAACAAAGATCATCAAACAATATCTTCCTGTGATAAACAAGTTGGTAAATCAGTTTCTTCAGATCCTAGACTTCTTTGTGTCGTTTAATTTGGACGAAGCATTTCAAGAGACAATCAAGTCCAGGTATCGTGATAACTTCACATACGACTCATTCTCTGAGGGTGAGAAGCAACGTATCGACTTGGCACTGTTATTCACATGGCGCCAGATCGCTAAGATGAAGAACAGTGTTGCAACTAACCTTTTAATCTTGGATGAGACATTCGATTCATCTTTAGACCATGATGGTGTTGACAATCTAATGAAAATCATATATGCTCTGGGAGATGATACAAACATATTTGTTATATCCCATAAAGGCGAAGTCCTGGATGGCAAGTTTTCGAAGAAGATAGAAGTTGTGAAGGAGAAGAACTTCTCCAAGATAAAGGAAGTTAATAATGGAACTATCTAATTTTACTATGCAAGTGTTAAAGAACTTTGCGTCAGTAAATAGTAATGTGGTTATCAAGCCTGGTAACAGTATCATGACTATGGCTGAAGCGAAGAACGTATTAGCATCAGCCACTGTCCCTGAGACGTTTCCTAAGCAGTTTGGTATCTACGATCTGCAGGAGTTCTTGAATGTTCTGGGATTGGTTGATAATCCACGCGTACGCTTTGAAGATCACCATGCTCTAATTGGAGACAGTACTGGTCGAGCTCAGATTAAGTATTACTTCTCTGATCCTGATATGCTAACAACTCCATCTAAGGCTATTGATATGCCTGATAGTGAAGTTAAGTTTACACTAGATAACAACACTCTGAGCAACCTCAAGCGCGCTGCTAGTGCTCTTGGACATTCAGAGATGTCTATTATGAATACGGATGGTGTGATCCGCTTGTCTATTATTGATGGCAGCAACAGCACATCCAATACATACTCTATTGACGTCGATGGGACATCATCGTTGTCAGAGTGTAACTTTGTAATCAATATTGCTAACTTGAAATTGATTCCAGGGGATTACGAAGTCGAGGTCTCAACTAAACTGATCTCAAAGTTTACCAATGTATCAGAACGAGGACTGGTATATTGGATTGCATTAGAAAAAACCTCAACATATGAAAATTAAGGACCATATTATGGCTAAGGAGAAGACAATGAGCACTGAACGAACACA